TGGGCTGACGAAATTGCAGCATGGCGTCAAACACCAGATGCTGCAGGAATGACTTCTTGGGATAACCTTCGAGTTTCAGCTCGTCTTGGACCACATCCACAAATTATTGCAACCACGACACCTAAACGTGTTCCGATTCTTTACTCTTTAATTGAAGAAGCTAAGAAAACAGGACGCGTAAATATTTCTCGTGGTTCTACTCTTGATAACGCAGGAAACTTATCTGACGCATACTTGCAGGCAATTACTGGAGTGTATGAAGGCACGCGTCTTGCTGCTCAAGAACTTTACGGTGAAATGTTGGATGACATTGAAGGCGCACTGTGGACTATTGAAATGATTGACAGAGCACGAGAGTTGATCTTGCCACCGCATGCACCGCTTCGTGTAATTGGTGTTGACCCATCAGTTGCAGAAAATCCACGAGATGAGTGCGGAATTATTGTTTGCGCCTCAACAGCAGATAGAGATTTATATAAGCGCCATGCTTGGGTTCTAGAAGATGCAACAATCTTAGGTTCACCAGAGGTTTGGGCAAACAAGGTTGTAGAGATGGCTCGTCGTTGGGGTGCTCCAGTTGTTGCTGAAGTAAACCAAGGTGGCGCACTCGTGCGTAACGCTATTAACTCTATTGACCCAAATATCAAAGTATTTGAAGTTCACTCAAAGCACGGTAAAGCTCTTCGTGCAGAGCCTATTGTTCTTGCCTATGAACAGAATCGTATTCACCACGTTAACTATCTTCCAGACTTAGAGTCTCAGATGTTTTCTTGGATTCCAGGAGAGTCTAAAAACTCACCAGACCGCGTTGACGCACTTGTTCACGCTATGACTGCTCTTATGATTAAGCCACCTCAAGGATTTATCGGTGGTCGACTAACTGCAAAGTCTCCAGCTGCAAGAAGGCTTCCTCCACATCGTGGACCTTCTGGCGGTGGAAGAATCTTTACACCTCGTTAACGAGCAAATCTAACTGCTGTATTCCAATCAATGTCTGATGAAGGCACTGGTCGTGGAACCAATGATCGACCTAACACAACTGCGCGAGAACCTGTTCCTTCAATTTGAACACTTCTATCTGCAAGTTTTCTCTGCAAGTTACCTTGAGCCATTGGGCGCTCACCGCGTTCTTCACACCACACTCGGTATACACCGTAAAGTGATTTGAATGCAATGCTTGCTCCTTCATTGTCATTAGTTTCTTCTGACAGAAAAATACCGATACGGTCTTCGTTCTTACGATAAATATCAGCTGCTTCTGCAACTTGTGTGCACCAACCAAGAGCATCACGAGATGATGAACCTAGAAGTTTGATTGCACCTTCAACAGCCCATGAAAGAACCGCTGGAAGAGCACCTTCTGGGTCAAAGATATATTCCTTTAAGTCTGGGTCCATAACTTCTGGAACACGAGTAAATGGAATTGGACGAATACGACGCCACATAGCATCATCAGTAATTACTGGACGGTGGTTAGTAGAAATCCAAAGCTTCGCTTGTGATTGAAATGTAAATGGTTGTTCACCTGGAGAACGAGCAGAGATTTCAGATGAACCAGTTAACTTCTTAACTGAGTTCTCTTTCATACGCTCTGAGTCTGGAAGTTCGTCAACCCAAACAACTCTACGACCACGAAGCTGAGCCCAGTGATACAAATCTGTTCCATTAGATTGACCATCGTTAGCAGCAAGAATGCTTGAATCAAGAGGCCATGCGTACTGTGCAGTTCCAAGAGCTTTAACAAGCGCTTCAACAAAAGTGTTCTTACCAGAACCAGCAGGACCATAAACCAAGAACATCAAGTCATATTTATTTGAACCCGTAATTGAGTAACCAGCTGCACGCTGTAGCCAGTCTTGATACTCCTTATCTCCACCAGTAGCAAATTCGATAAACTGTTGCCAACGAACATTTGTGTGACCACGAGTGTATGCAACAGGTGCACGACGAGTGATGTGTAAATCTGGACGACCCTTTAGAAGTTCTCCAGTACGCAAATCAATTACACCGTTGAGAACACCTAAAAGATTTTCATCTTGGTCCCATATCTCAACAGGGATTTCTACACGAGGGTCAGATTTTGCAGAGTCAATTGCTCCACGAAGACGAGAGTTAGAACGAGATTGGTGAGCCCATTTGATTACCTCTGTCTGCTGTGATTCTGGGTAACGAGTAACTTCAGCAGAGATAACTGGAGCAATCTTCTTTGCAAGTTCTTGTACTTCAAGGTCTTCTCTATCTGGTTTCCAATATCCTTCTTTCCAAACAAACCAACCAAGACCAGTTGTGTAGCGGACACCAGCACCGAATACGTCAACAAGACGACGACCGTTACCCGTGTCTGAAAGCGAGCGCTTTCCTTCATCTCCACCGTCTTGAATATTTAGTGAGTCTGGGTCTTTAGGAACATCCATATTAGAAATAGATGTAGCTTCATGGATTGAGTCACCGTCTTCAATTGCAGACATAACAGATCCGCTAATGGTTCCAGCAAAATGAGTCTCTGAAGTAGGGTGAGGACGAACAACACCTGTCATAGCTTGAAGTTCTTGAATCTGATTTGTGCTTGATGAAATTTTATCTGCTTGCTTTTTCATCCACTCGGCTGTCTCTGGACTCATCAAACCAATTTTTGGATTGTTAGCAACAAAGTCAATAGCGCGGTGGACGTGATGTAAAAGACCGTTAGTTCCTTCAATATGAAGAGGCGGGTTGACCTTAGTTGCATTAAAGCGCAACATCTCAGACTCAATCATTTGACGAGTCATGTCATCTGTTCCGTACTTATTTGCAAGAGCGCAAGTTAATTTATAAATATCAACAGCACGAGAGCCTTCTTGAATTCCTTCTTCAAGAATTTTATCAATCTCTACTCGCTCATACTCAATACCTTCCCAGCTACTATCACCAAGAGTGAAGCTAGAGCGCTTACTTCTTTTACGAAGTGCTGCAAGAAGTTCTTCAGGGGCTTCTGTCATTTGCATTTCCCAAGGAGCTTTTCCTGGAACCCATTCGTAATCAACACCAGAAAAGTGTCGTGATGGTGCAATCAAAACATAACCGTTATGTTTTATATCAATACCCTTAAGACCCATCTTGCTAAGGTTTCCGACAAGACCTTCTGAATCATCACAACGATAAAAGATGTGACGACCTCGAAGAGCTTTTCCATTTGCAGATGTATATGTGCCAGTGATTGCTTCAATTGTTGGAGGTAATGCTCCTTCAACAAGTTCTTCAAATTTTTCAAAAGACTCTGGGCCACCAGAACGTGGATCAATATCAATTACAAAAAAGCCAGACTTCTGACAGTGAACACCAGTGTTGTAGTTAGGGTTTTCTTCCCACCAACGATTAATAACGTTTATGTCATTAGTTGATTGGATGTTCCACTCATTGAGAGCTGGATGCTTTCCTACTTCTTTTGGTTCACCATGAGGTCTGTTGCATGTACAACGACCGCCGACAATTCCATGACAGGGAAGAATATTCCAGCCAATGCTGGAGTAAAACGAAGCGGCTTTCGCCAGTCGATTCGTATTCTCGCTGCTCACAGAACCCTCCTTGAAGATAGATAGGAAAGCTACTCAACATTCACCTAGAGAGTCAAGCAGTTCAAACTTTTTATTTAGTAGAACGACTATACAGCCACTCGCGTCGTTTGTATAGAAATGGGCGCTACTAATCTAATATAAACTAGTAACACTTGTCGTCAAGTTCAACCATCTTTTGATAGGAACTATCCTTGTACAATCTTACTCTACTAGCTGCCGATGCTGGCTCATGGTGGGAGCCTGGCACACCTAACTCATTAGATGTTGGGGATGTGTCCGCCATCTTGGGTTTGATAGCCCTAGCTTGTGGAATGTTATTTACTATTAGTAAGATTTGGATGAAACTACTTCGCACCATTATTCGTGAAGAAATAGTTGAAGCAACTGCCCCAATTCATCCCTCAGCAAACGGTGGGCTTAGCCTAGCGGATGTGGCTAGAAAGACAAATCAGCTTGAAGCCCAGATGTGCAGGATAGAACAGCAAAACACAGAAACCAAGGATTTAATTATTAAAGTCCTATCTCAAGCGGTCATAATTCCAGACACCGCACCTTCGGACCCAAAACCAGCTCGGTCCCGCTCTAAAAAAGCATCTTAAGTTTTTATCATAAAACTTCTTAAAAAATAAAATTTTCAAGCACTTTTTTGTGTCTTTATTTTTCGACACGCAACTCTCTAGTAATGCTTCACACTGACACATTTTAGTGTTAGAGTTACTCGTGGGGTAACAGTAAATCTTATAAACAGATTTGGTGTTAGTCTCAGCCTATGAGAACTGGAGAATAACTTGGGCCTTGCAGATAAATTAAAAGAAGCCACACGTTCTGAACCGGGACTACCCTGCGGAGTAGGGAAACTCCTTGATGATTTACAGGGAGACGACAAAGAAGCTTTACAAATCGTGTTTTCTACACGGTCTAAATCTGGCACGATCTCAAATCGTCAAATCCACGAGATTCTTTTAGGGGAAGGTTTTGATATTGCCTTTGCCTCAATCAATCTCCACAGGCGACAACAGTGCAGATGCTTTGTTGGGAAGAACAGCAAGATTCGTTTAGAGAACGCTCGCAAGGATTCCTAATGTCAGAGCTAACAGAGAAGCTAGCAGCTTTAGTATCACCGGGACCTAGCGGCTCTGATACTCGGGCAACAAACACGCCCGAATCGTGGAGACCTCGTATGGAGGTTGATGAAGAGGGTGGATACCTCATCTCAACCCCTCGCCCAGCTGGGGAGATGCCAGATGCTCGCGAAATCCTTCTTGATTTCAAGCTTGACCCAATGTCTTGGTCTGTGACCAGTGTTCGTAAATCCCAGTGGCAAACCTACTCTGGAGAGTGGTTAGAGGCTCAAAGAATCACTATTACACCTATTTCTAAGGGAAAAATAGCTGATAAAGACTTAGATCAGCTTGTAGAAGAGGTTTCTAAATGGAGACCATCCAAGACAGATAAAAAAGTATCTGGCGAACTGGCGTTCGTATTTGCCCCTAGCGACCAACAAATTGGTAAAAAGCAGGGAGATGAAGGTAGCGCAGACACTGTTCGTAGGTTGCTTGAAATAACTGAACAAGCAGTCTGGCGACTTAAAGAACTAAGAAAAATAGGAAGAAGTATTGGCACGATAGTAATTCCTCTTCCAGGTGACCATGTTGAAGGCAATGTAAGTCAAAATGGAAAACTTCAAGGGCTTGCATCCTCAGATTTAGGGCTTACAGAGCAGACTCGTGTCGCTAGAAGGCTATTAATGGCGCAAATAAAAGCATTTGCTCCACTAGCTGACAGGATTATTGTTCCTGTAGTTAATGGTAACCACGATGAGGTTACACGGCAGGTTTCTGCGGATCCTTCAGACGGTTGGAACGTAGAAATAGCATCTGCAGTGCAAGATGCATGCGCTGAGAATGATGTATTAGGGCATGTAGAATTTCGTTTCCCAGATAAGCAACATCAAACACTTGCAATTGATATTTGTGGAACAATGCTTGGACTGTTTCACGGTCATCAAACTGGCACAAACGTTATGAAATACCTGTCTGAGCAATCAGCAGGTCAAACAGCATTAGGAATGTGTGATGTATGGATTTCGGGCCATTATCACTCATTTAAAAGCATGGACATAGGTGGTCGGTTTTGGGTTCAAGCACCTACAACTGATCCCGGTTCTGCATGGTTTCGGGATAGGCATGGTTTGGAATCACCACCGGGGATTTTGACTATGGTTATAGGTGCTGATTACGACCCTCGGAAGGATATAAGTATCATTTCGGGGACTCGCAAGGCGTAAGTTTCAGATTAGCCCTTCCAAAAACCGCGTAGAATATAAACGGTCGAGAAGTCTGTTACCTGTGCAGTCTTCATATAAACGCCACTTAGACCTGGAGTGCCGCCAATGAGTTTTTCTCCTGACGTAAACACAAGAAGTGTTGTTGGTCAGTATCTTAAGAGTACTGGAGCGCCTGCGTCGGGCACGGTCACATTTGTAGCGTCAAGTCGCATTCAAGATGCTGATGATGCAACTATTATCTCTACCCCAATTGTTGCAACTTTAGATAACACAGGATCATTTTCTGTTCTACTTCCTTGCACTGATGATTTAGACCTTAGCCCTCGCGGTTGGTATTGGACTGCAAAGGTTCGTATTGCTGGTTCACGAAACAAAGAATTTCGTTTTTATCTGCCAATAGGCGATGACAGCAACATTGATATTACAAAACTTGATACGGTAGACCGTATCACCACATCCCCTGCAGGATCTGATGTCCTTCGTGGTCAAGTTGGTCCTGCTGGTGCTCAAGGTCCAACAGGTCCAACTGGTCCAAGTAATGGACCAACAGGTGCAACAGGTGCAAGAGGTGTAAGTGGAGCTACAGGTAGTACAGGTCCCGTAGGTCCAACTGGTGCAACAGGTGCAACAGGCGCAGCAAGTACAGTCACTGGCCCAACAGGTGCGACAGGTGCGACAGGTAGCACAGGTGCAACAGGCGCAGCAAGTACAGTCACTGGACCAACAGGTGCGACAGGACCAGCTGGTCAATTTGGTGGCGTCACTGCTGATTTCACATTTAGCACAAATACAACAGATTCAGACCCAGGTAGCGGTCGAGTTAAATTTAATAACGTAGACCTTGCTTCAGCGTCATACATGTTTATTGACGATGAGCAAGATGGCGCAGTAGACATTCAACAGTTGCTGAGAACAATGATGGCTTCAACCAGTGGTTTGAAGGGTCATATTCGAATTTCTCGCAAGGGAGATTCAAACTATTTTGCAATGCTTGCAGTTAATAGTTACACCGAAGATACAGGTTACTTTAAGGTAAACGTAACTTATCTAAGTGGACTTGCAACTTCATTTAGCAATAGCGACGATGTACTTCTTACATTTGCTCGTGTTGGTGATGTTGGTGCACAAGGTGCAACGGGTGCAACTGGTGCCACTGGCGCGACGGGAGCCACTGGTGCTACGGGTGCAGCTTCAAGTGTTGCGGGTCCTACAGGTTCACAAGGTGCAGTTGGTCCTACAGGTCCAACAGGCTCAACAGGTTCTGCTGGAGCAGTCGGTGCTACGGGTGCGACAGGTGCAACTGGTGTTGCAGGTCCAACAGGTGCGACAGGTGCAACTGGTGTTGCAGGTCCAACAGGTGCAACGGGTGCAACTGGTGGAGTTGGCGCAACAGGCGCGACAGGTGCAGTTGGTGCAACAGGAGCTACAGGTGCACAAGGTGTTACAGGTGCAACTGGTGTTGCTGGACCAACAGGCGTTGCGGGTCCTACAGGTGCAACGGGCTCTACAGGTGCAACGGGTGCGGCTTCCACGGTTACAGGTCCTACGGGAGCAACTGGTGCTACTGGTCAATTTGGTGGAGTAACACTTGATTACACATTTAGCAACAACACTGGTGATACAGACCCAGGTAGCGGAACTTTAAAATTTAACAACGCAAATCTAACAAGCGCGACTTTCCTCTTCATTGATGATGAGTCTGACGGCGCTGTTGATATTCAGAATTACTTGCGAACAATTGATGACTCAACATCTGCAATTAAGGGTCACATTCGAATCTCGCTAAAGAGCGATTCAAACAACTTTGCGTTCTACGCAATTACTGGTGCAAGTACCGAGGCTTCTGGTTACTTTAAAGTTCCAGTTTCACATCTTGATGGTCTTGCAACTTCATATTCAAATGCTGCAGATGTAGTTATTACATTTGCTCGTACTGGTGATAAAGGTGACACTGGTTTAACTGGTGCCACTGGTGCCACTGGCGCGACGGGAGCAACAGGTGCAACGGGAATTCAAGGAGCGACAGGCGCTACAGGTGCGACTGGATCTACAGGTGCTGCAGGAAGCACAGGAGCAACTGGAGCAACTGGACCAACTGGAGCTCAAGGAAATGTGGGCGCAACTGGATCAACTGGTGCCACAGGAGCCACAGGTGTAGCTGGACCTACAGGAGCCACAGGCTCTGCGGGTGCTACGGGTGCAACAGGTGCAAGCGTTACTGGCGCAACAGGTGCTACGGGTGCAACAGGTGCAAGCGTTACTGGCGCAACAGGTGCTACGGGTGCAACAGGTGCAACAGGTCCTGTAGGTAACTTTGGTGGCGCAAGCTTTGATTACACATTTACAGCTAACGCATCTGAAACAGACCCTGGTTCTGGAAAACTTCGCTTTAACAATTTAGATCTTCAACTTGCAACAAATCTTTTCATTGACGATGAGTCTGATGGAGCAATTGATATCCAGCAGTTCCTTCGTACAATCGATGACTCAACAAGTCCAATTAAGGGTCACTTGCGAGTTAGCAATAAAACAGACTCAGCTGACTTTGCACTCTTTACCATCACAGGGTCAATCACAGAAAATAGTGGGTATTTCAAAGTACCTGTTGCTTATGTAAGCGGTCTTGCAACATCATTCTCAGATAACGAAGACATCATCATCACTTTTGCAAGAACTGGTGATGTTGGTCCACAAGGTATTCAAGGTGTAACGGGTCCTACTGGTGCTACTGGCTCAGTAGGTCCAACAGGTCCAGGAATTACTGGTCCTACTGGTGCTGCCTCAACAGTTACAGGCCCAACTGGTGCAACTGGTCCTACTGGTTTAGTAGGTGCAACAGGTGCTGCATCTAACGTAGTTGGTCCTACAGGTCCTACAGGTGCAACAGGTGCAGGTGCAACAGGTGCAACAGGTCCGACTGGTCCAGGATTAACTGGTCCTACAGGTGCAACAGGTGCAACTGGTGCGCCTTCAACTGTCACAGGTCCTACGGGTCCTCAGGGTATTCAAGGTATTACTGGTCCTACAGGTAGTACAGGTGCTGCTTCTACAGTAACGGGACCAACTGGTGCACAGGGTATTCAAGGTGCAACAGGTGCAACAGGTGCTCAAGGTATTCAAGGTGTTACAGGAGCAACAGGTGCTACTGGTGCTCAAGGAATCACTGGACCTACTGGTGCTCAAGGTATTCAAGGTGTTACAGGAGCAACAGGTTCTACTGGTGCTACTGGTGCAACAGGCTCGCAAGGTATTCAAGGTGTAACTGGCCCAACAGGTGCTACTGGAGCGCAAGGTGTTACAGGTGCTACGGGTGCAACAGGTGCAACAGGTCCTACATCAACAGTTCCAGGACCTACTGGACCTACAGGTACACCAGGTACTGGTGTAACAATTCTTGGGTCTTATTCAACTCTTGGCGCACTGCAGGCAGCACATCCAACAGGAAATCCTGGAGATGGTTATTTAGTTGCTGGAAATCTTTATGTTTGGTCAGCAACAACATCCGCTTGGGTAAATGTTGGAAGCATTCAAGGACCAACAGGTGGTGTAGGTTCAACTGGTCCAACTGGACCTACTGGTTCTATAGGTGCAACTGGCTCTACTGGTGCTCTTGGTAAGTTTGCAATTGTTTCAGATACACCACCGTCAACTCCAAACTTAGGTGATGCATGGTTCAATAGCAACAACGGAAAAACCTATGTTTACTTTGATTCATACTGGATTGAGACAGGTGCTGCACCTATTGGACCTACAGGTTCAACTGGACCAACAGGTGCTGCGTCAACAGTTACAGGCCCAACTGGTGCAACTGGAGCGACTGGACCAACTGGCTATCGCGGTATCACTGGTGCGACTGGTTTAACTGGACCAACAGGACGAGATGGTGACCCAGGTGTTGAAGGACCAACTGGTCCTCGTGGTCAAACTGGTCCATTAGGTCCAACAGGTTCTACAGGACCGCAAGGCATTCAAGGTGTAACTGGACCTACTGGACCCACTGGACCGACTGGTCCAACTGGCGCTGCGTCAACAGTAACTGGACCTACAGGTGCTGCAGGACAGTTTGTTCCTCAAGCTGCGACTGCACCAACACTTGGTCAAATTGGAAACGTTTGGTTTGATACCGAGAATGGTGCAATCTTTACTTACTACGATTCAACATGGGTTGAAGTAGGAACTTCTGAGTTTGGTGGAGCAACAGGTCCTCAAGGTATTCAAGGTGTAACGGGTCCTACTGGGCCTACAGGTGCAACAGGTCCATCTGTAACTGGTGCGACTGGTGCAACGGGTGCAACAGGACCAATTGTTACTGGTCCAACTGGTCCACAAGGTTTGGGATCACGAGCTAAAGGTTTCTATACAAATTATGCAGCATTTGCTGCTGGTGCTGGAGCATCTGCGGGAACTGTTGGTGACTTCTATGTAATCTACGCAGAAAATACTATTTATATCTACACATCTAACAATGGTTGGATTGAAGCTGGCGCATTGATCGGGCCTACAGGTCCTACTGGTGCAGTAAGCACAGTTCCAGGACCAACAGGTCCGACTGGCCCAAGCGTTACAGGACCAACAGGCCCTCAAGGTACAAACATCACAATGCGTGCAAGTGTTACTAACCCAAGCGCACTTCCAACTCTCGGAAACGTTCTTAATGACGCTCGCGTAGCAGATTCAGACGGAGATCTTTATGTTTGGAATGGAACTTCTTGGAGTAATGTTGGTCAGATTGTTGGACCGACAGGTCCTACAGGTCCAGGAGTTACAGGACCAACTGGCCCAACTGGCGCACCTTCAACGGTTACTGGTCCAACAGGAAGCACTGGAGCAACAGGTCCTAAGGGTGGAGTTACTTACTCCATAAGTTCTGATGGTAGTGAATTTACAGTTCCAGGATTAGTCGGTGGAAACCCTAACCTCACTGCAGTACGCGGTGAAAAAATGTACTTTGATGTTAGCGGAGTTCAAGTAACAAACTCTCTTGCTCTTCGTTTATCTTCTGGAAATACAGCAACAGTTCCAGGAACAACAAACAACTCAACAACAGCTGGTCGTAACTTAACAAGTACCGACAAAGTAATTGTTTATGATGTCCCTTTCAATGCTCCTAGCTCAATTATCTATCAGGACGTAACAGATGTAAACGTTGCTGGAATTATTGACATTGTTGACAAAGTTGGTCCTACTGGCCCAACAGGTGTTCAAGGTCCAATTGGAGCACCAGCAGCTGTTACATATTCTCCAGTTCTTTCTGGTCCTAGCTTTACAGGAACTCCAGCTACTGGCTTCTATACAAAGTATGGAGATGCAGTTATTTTTGGAATTCGAGTAATTGGTACAAACGTAAGCGCTTGGGGTTCTGGGATTATCTCCGTGACACTTCCATTCATTCCAAAAATTGGAACAAACACTGCATTCAAAGCAGTAGTAGATGTTGCTGGTGACGGTAGTGGTAACGTTTACACAGTTACAGGAATGGTCATTGACGGAACAGCTCAAATGCGTCTATATACAATCGGAACAAATGGTCTTCGTGCCAGCGTAACTGGAACGGTTCCAGCTACTTTAACT